AACAGATGATGCTGGTGCACCGGGCGACTTACTTGAAATGTATGTAATTACAGACGGTGATTATAGAATTGACGGAACAACAGTTACGTTTAATACAGCACCAGCAGATAATGCAGTTATAGAAATAATACAATTTACTAACCACGATTTAATTGGTATTGAACGTATAAATTACGAAGTTCTAACAAGAACTACACTAATACCTGAAGATATTGATTATATTACATATCGTAGAACAACAGTTGGTGAAGTTAAATTACGCACTCCGGCAGTAGATGCAGAGTATGTTTGGGTGAGTCTAAATGGCGAATTGTTATCACCAAGTGCAGATTACTATGTTACAGATGATAGAATGAAAGTTAGATTAGTTACACCGCCGGATGCTAACGATGTTATTGATATTATTCACTTTACTAAACCTGTAAATGTACCAAAGTTTAGCTACAGACAGTTTAAAGATATGCTTAATAGAACACACTTTAAACGTCTTGATGCATCAGCAGCTAAACTAGCACAACCATTAAATTACTACGATTTAAGAATTGAATTAGATGAATCAGGTACTAGATTATCAGAACCAAACAAAGGACAAAATTTACCGGGTGTAGTGTTTATTGAAGGTGAGCGTATTGAATATTTTGTAAAAGATGGTACTACGTTGCGTCAGTTACGTAGAGGAACATTAGGTACTGGTACTAAAACTACATATGCAGCAAATACCAAAGTCTTTGATCAAAACATAAGTAAGACTGTTCCGTATAAAGATAGAACAATGGCATATAATACAACAGCAGACGGTACTACAACACAGTTTGAAGTTAGCTATCCAGTAACATCAATTAATGAAATTGAAGTGTTTGTAGGCGGTGTACGTATGCGTAAGACGGCATTAGAAGTGTTTGATCCTACTGTAGCGTTAGATAGCCCAGAAGGTGATAGCACAGTAGCAGCAGACTTTACGTTTGATGCAAATACTAATACAATTACGTTGCTTGCAACACCACAAGAAAATACAAGGATAACAGTAGTGAAAAAAGTAGGTCAAAGTTGGACAGAATCAGGAAAAACGCTTGGTGATACACAAAATAGCATTGCTAGATTCTTACGTGCAGGTACTTCTGAGCTACCCGAATAAATACAGTATAGGAAAATTAAATGAGCGAACACATGCAAGATAAAAACGGAGTACTAGTGCAAGGGCATATTAAGATATTTGACCCTGAATCACAAAAAGTATACATTGATAAACGTAATGCAATTCACTACGAAAATATGAGTATTGCAATGGCTGAAAGTTTAGCAAATGCTGGCCAAGGTTATATTTACGAAATGAGCTTTGGTAATGGTGGAACAAGCGTTGACCCAACAGGTATTATTACATATCTAACACCAAACAGCACAGGCACAAATGCTAGTTTATACAACCAAACCTATACTAAGGTTGTTGATGACAGAAGCGTAAACAATACAGATCCTGCACGTAACAAATTAGAAACAAGACACGTTGCTGGCACAAATTATACAGATATTGTTGTTAGTTGCTTACTTGATTACGGTGAACCAAATGGACAAGATGCGTTTGATACTGCAAGTGCAACTGATAGCCCATATGTATTTGATGAATTAGGCTTGCGTAGTTATAGCTCAAGTGGCACAGGACGTCTAATTACACATGTTATTTTTCACCCAGTACAAAAGTCACTTAACAGATTAATACAAATTGACTATACTGTGCGTGTACAGAGTTTAGCAGGGTAAGGAGTAGAATATGCCATATACAATAAGCTACACTGATGCTGTTAATAAAGGAACAATTACTGTTGAAGATAATACACTTAACAGTGAGACAAGTTTAAACTATCCTGGTAGAGGAACAACAGCATACGGTCAAGCAGTAAATGAAAACTTTTTACATTTACTAGAAAATTTTGCAAATACAACAGCACCTGAACGTCCTGTAGAAGGACAGTTATGGTATGACTCTACACAAGGTGTAGATCAACTTAAAGTATACGATGGTACAAATTGGGTAGCAAGTGGCGGACTTAAAAAAGCTAGTGCTGCTCCAGCAGTAGCAAACTCTAGTGCAGGCGACTTGTGGGTTAATACAGAAAGCCAGCAGCTATACTTGTTTACAGGTAGTGCATGGGTATTAGTAGGACCGGACTTTAGTGACGGACTACTAACAGGCGCACAAGCACAAGCAATTATAGGCACAGACGACATAACTTATAATGTACTTGCAATTAAAGTTGAAGATCAGCCAGTAATTATTATTAGCAGTCAAAGTTTTATTCCAAAAGTAGCAATTAAAGGATTTAGAACAGGAATTAATCCTGGTATGAATATTGCCGACGAAGCAATTGTTGGCGTACAAGCATTAAAATATTATGGTACAGCAGAAAAAGCAGAAGCATTAGTTGTTGGAAATACATCTGTACCTGCAAGTAACTTCCTAAGAGGAAATGCAGCAAGTAGTACAGATTTCCAACTAAGTGTTAAGAGTAATGACGGTATTAAAGTTGGTACAGGCGGACAATTAAGTCTAGGTATTGACGGTGAAACTGGTGTTATACAACATAATACAAGTGGTTCTAGCATTGATGTTAGAATGCGTAACGGAAACTTAACACCAACTGTAATGAGTATTAATAGTGATGGTAATATAGGTTTTAATAATGCTGCACCTGAACAAACAGTTGATATTAAAGGTAATCTTAAAATATCACCTAAAACAGGTGAAGCAGAAACTGGCGTATTAAACATTACAAGTACTGAAAACTCTACATCAATTGGTACAGGCAGTATTACTACAACTGGTGGTATTGGTGTTTCACAAAATGCATACATTGGCGGTGATGTAGATGTAGGCGGCTTATTAATAACAGGAAATATTGCTCCAGATAGTAATAGTTCAAGAAATATTGGTACTTCAATTAATAAATTTGATCAAATATATGCTACTACGTTCTTTGGAAACATACAAGGTAACGTTAGTGGTACAGTTAGTGGTCGAGCAGGTTCTGCAGATAGACTTGCTAGTGCTACAACATTTGCATTAAGTGGTGATGTTGAACCAAATAGTTTTGAATTTGATGGGCAAACTGGCGGCAGCACAAAAACATTTGCAGTAAATATTGCAAACAGTTTCATTAGTAACAAGACTACTACATATGATGCAGGAAATGCAGACGAATTACTGTTAAATGTAACTACAGGAACAACTGGCGTATATAAAATTACAAAACGTAATTTCTTAAAAACAATTCCATTAGTACCAGCAGGCGCAATGATGCCATTTGGCGGAGTTGAAGCACCTACTGGTTGGCTACTATGTGACGGGCAAGAAATTAATAAGTCTGATTACAATGAATTATGGATAGCAATTCAACATAACTTTAAAGATGCTAGTTTAGTTAGTGACAACGGTGTAAGTAAATTTACATTACCAGACTTTAGAGGAAGATTTGCATTAGGACTTGACAACATGGGTGGCCCAAGTGCAAACAGAGTTACAAATTTAGCTGCTGATGCTATTGGTGGTAACGCAGGTGGCGAATCAGCAACACTAACTACAGATAATTTGCCAGAACACGAGCATGATTTAGAAGGTGCAAGTGGTACACAGTTTTATGGTGTTAGAGTTGGTGCTGGGGTACCAGTAGATGATAATGCTATTGAACTTCCAATTGAGCCAGGCTTAGGTGGAACACAAGGTATTGCATCAAGTGGTGGCATCAAAACTGAAGCAACACTTGGTACACCATTAGATGTTATGAATCCATTCTTAGCAGTCAATTACATAATTTATACGGGACAATAATAGATGAGTTATCAACTAAACAAAACAGACGGCACACTGCTACTAGACTTAATTGACGGTCAAATTGATACGGCTAGTACAAACCTTACATTAGTTGGTAGAAACTATACTGGTTACGGTGAGTATTTTAATGAAAATTTTATTAAATTACTTGAAAATTTTAGTAATACAGCAGCACCAAGTAATCCTGTAACAGGACAACTTTGGTGGGATAGCACAGAGCAGCGTTTAAAAGTATTTGACGGTACAGTTTGGAAATCAAGCGGTGGCCCAATTGTACAAAACACTAGACCACAAATGGTTGCAGGTGATTTATGGATTGATAACCTAAACAACCAAGTTTATGCTTATGATGGCACAGACTTAATGTTAATGGGCCCACAGTATACTGAATCTCAAGGTAAGAGCGGATTTGAAATTGGCAGTATACTTGACTCACAAAGTAGATCACGTACAGTTGCAAATTTATATGTAGGTGGAACACTTACAGCAGTAATTAGTAGTATTGAATTTACTCCAATTTATGCACAAAGAGTATTAGGACTAGTAACAGCATCAAACCCGGATGGTATTATTAAAGTTGGTATGAATGTTATTGACACTGCTAACTTTAAATACAGAGGTATTGCAGATTCTGCAAACGCACTTGTTACAGCAGGCGGCGTAGTTAGAACTGCTGATAGTTTCCTACCGTCAACAGCAAGTGGTATTACAACAGGTACACTGACAATTCAAAACTCAGGTGGTTTAACAATTGGACTATCACAAAACAACGTACAAAAAGTTGTTGGCCCACGTTTTTATATTGAAAACCAACTTACAGACCACGATTTAAGTTTGCGTGTTAAGTCAACTACATTTGGATCTATTTCAGTAGATGCAATTTATGTAGATGCAAGCGCAGCTAAAGTTGGTATTTTTACAACTAACAGATTACCAGAATATACATTAGACGTTGAAGGCGATATTCGTTGTACTGGAGACTTAATTGTTGAAGGCGACAGAGTTGCATTAGATGTACAAACTCTAAGAGTTGAAGATAAAATTATTGAAATTGGTATACTAAACGATAGCACTGAACTTACTGATGCACAAGCAGATGAATCGGGTATTAGTGTTAACAGTAGTAATGGTAGTAAAGATATACTTTGGAAAAATGCTACAAATGCATTTACATCAAATGTAAACATTGACTTACTAGGTACAGATAAAACTTACAAAATTGGCGGGGTTGATAAACTTACAAATACTTCATTAATTAATATTACTTCTGCACCAGACTTACAACTAGTTGGCACACTTACTGAAATACAAATTGATGAAATTAATATTAATGGTAAGACTATTAGCTCAACAAATGATATGGCATTAATATCATCACAAGGTATTGCTATAACAGGCGGCGCAGACATTAATATTACTGATGCACAAAAAATTACTGGTGTAGGTAAAGCAATTAGTGCAAGAGAAGCAGCACGGTTAAGTGTAACTGAATCTACAGCAGGTACAGTTACAACTAAAGAATATGTAGACCAAGAAATTGCTACAGATCCAGTAGTATTCAGTATGGATATTACAGGTATGGGAACAGGAACTACACTACAGACTGCATTAGCAGCGTATTTGAATGATTTATACCCAGCTGTAACATTAAATTCTAACAAAATTGCACGTATACATACAACATCTTATGCTGGAGCAACAGTTCAAGGTGTGGATGTTGAAAGTGCTAAAAACAATAGCTATATAGCTGTTGATTCAAACGGAACACAGAATGAGTCTGTGGTACAAGACATTAGTTTTGATGCTGGGGGTGCAAGTGGTAGTGTTATCCTTACACCAGCAAGAGGGTTAATGACATACACTTCAAATGGAACAGCTTGGACTTATCAGTCAACAAGTGTGTATCCTTAAAAACGATAAATAATATAATAGCACTAGGGGTTACACAATAATGGCATATGCAATAGACAGATATAACAACACACTGTTAACTACAGTGGAAGATGGTACAGTTGATCAAACAACTGACCTTAAATTCATCGGAAAAAACTACGCAGGATACGGCGAAATACAAAATGAAAACTTTTTGTTTTTGCTAGAAAACTTTAGCGGAGCAAATCAACCAGCAAGACCAATAAGTGGTCAAGTTTGGTTTGATAGTGGTTCAAGCAAATTAAAGTTTTATGATGGTACACAGTGGCGTACTACAGGCGGAGCAGAAATTTCAGGAACACAACCAACAGGATTAGCTAATGGCGACTTTTGGTGGGATACTGGCAATGATCAACTATATGTTTATAACGGTACTAACTTTATACTTATAGGACCACAGAACGCAGGCGAAGGCGTAACCCAGATGCAAAGCCTAGAAGTTCTTGATACTACAAGTGCTACAAGAGGAATTATTGCTGCTGTCATCGAAGATGAAACAACAATGGTTATAAGTCCAACACAGTTTGATCTAAATGCAAGCCAAACAGCATTAATTACACAAGGCTTTGATAGAATTCACAAAGGTATTACTCTAAGAAATACTAAAAATATAACAGCCGGTGTTACTAGCCAAGCTGATAGATTCCACGGTACAGCTACAAATGCTGAAAAACTAGGCGGAACACCAGCAGCTAATTTTGTTCAAACAGGTATTGGCAACACAGTATTTACAAGTGCAGTAGAAGCACCAGATGCTGGTATTTTAGTTGGTGACTCAAATGATTTCCAATTTAAAATTGATGACAATGGCTTTGATGGCGTAATACAAAATATTACAAATAACGGCGTAATAAAATTTAAAGTTACTAGTGGCGCAGGCGTACTAACACACGTAGGTACAGTTACAGCAACAGGAATTGTTCCAGCAGCTGACAACACATTTACATTAGGTACAGCAGCATTAGGATTTTCAAATGTACATGCAGCGACATTTACAGGTGAAGCAACTAAAGCAGCTACGCTAAGAGTTGGCACAGACTTCCGTTCAGCTAGTTCTAGTGCTACAAATAATACTGTAGCAGTTAGAGATGCAACAGGTAACATTGCTGCAAATCTCTTCCAAGGTACTGCAACACAAGCACGTTATGCTGACTTAGCAGAAAAATACACAACAGCAGAAGAATTACCAGCAGGCACAGCAGTTGCAGTTGGCGGCGAAGCAGAAGTTCGTCCAGCAAGAGCAAGTGATTACAGTATTGGCGTTGTTTCAACTGATCCAGCATATATGATGAATAGCGAAGCAGAAGGTCAATACATTGGTCTTAAAGGACGTTTACCAGTAAGAGTAAAAGGTCCAGTTTCAAAAGGTCAAGCAGTATATGCATGGGAAGATGGCGTAAGTACAACTATTGCTTCAACAGCATTAGTAGGAATTGCACTTGAAAGTAATAGTGATGAGGGCGAAAAACTAGTAGAATGTGTACTAAAGGTATAAGGAACCCCAATGGCAGATATAACAGCAGCACGAATTAACAACTTACAATCTAGTATTGGTTTAATATTAGGTAATGGTTCGGGCCAAAACGGATACGGACAGACAGTAGTAAGTACTCCAGTTAATAATACTGGTGACATTATAGAAGCTGCTGATATGAATGCAATTTATGCAGACATACTTAAAGCAAGAGTACACCAAGTTGGCACTGGCGACATTAGTATTGCTGAAGTTGTACAAAATCTAAACATAGTCGCAGAACAAACAAGTAACTTTATTAACGACCAAGGTATTGGCTCAATTGATCCAGATGGCTTTAAGAAAGGTATTGAAGACTTTGAAGACTTAATGAGTCAAGTGCAAGCAGATAAAGCACTTTTGCATCCGAGTCAAGCAGCATTAGAGCCTGGCATAACAAGTTCTAGATCAAGCACATGGAACGGCTTAATTGTACATGAAGTAGCTGTTACATTTAGCTCAGCTGAAGCAAGGCGTTTCTTTTTTAATACAGGCGGCGAAATTAGACTAAGTGCAAATAATACAGGCGCAGGCACTCCAAAAGGACTAGACTGGAATCAGTTATGTTCACAAGCAGGAACAATTAAATTTAATTCAGAAACTACTGCATCTACAAATGGTGGCGGATCAACAATTGGTAACTACGATTTAACAAGTGCTTTCCAAGACATATACCAAAAAGTTGGTAGCGGAACATATAGTGCTGTATATGCAGGTAACATTTATACACTTAAAGCAAGATCCGATATTGATACACGTATTATTTTTAGAGCAGAATTTAATGATGTAGTATTTGACAACAATATTGACAATAACGTCGATGGCACACTTTCAAGTGTTGTACAGCATTATCGTGCAGACGGCGATGTAACTACTCCAGCACCATCATACTTTAACACTACTACACTAGCATAACCAAACACTTTAGCAATGCTAGTATTTTCTAATAAATACTTGATAGCAAAAAGAGATCACATATGCCCAATACTGTATTAGCGAGTAGATATAATAATTTAAGAAACCAAGTAAATTTAGTGCTTGGAACTTCTAGCGGCGCATCTCCGCAATATGGGTATGGACAATCATTTAGTACTGACAGTGTAATTGGAACACGTTCAGTTGCTGAACCGTCTAATGCAGATAAAGTAACAGCGCAAGATTACAGAGATTTGTATATTGACCTTATAAGAGCAAAAGCA